ACAGCTTGCCAAGATGTACCACCTGATACTTCAGCAAAAGATAATTGACCAACACCTGTTGTGCCAGATCCTGATACTGAAGCTACTTTTAAAAATCTATCTGCTGTTACATTACCTGTAGGAAACTTTAATTCGTATGATTGACCACTTGAGTGGGGCGGACTGGTCAGCTTAATTCCGTGGGAGTTATTTTCGCAGTTAAGCTGAAGTGAACCTGGATTTGTTGCACCTAAAACTTCTATAAGACCAGTTCCTTTAGGTCCAACTTTTAAACTTATATTAGAATCACCACCTGTTGCTTGAATTGATGGAGCATTACCTGTTGCTGAATTTGTTACATCAATTTGGTTTACTGCAGATGATGTTGTTTGAAATATAATCTGTTCATTTCCATTTTCATCACCAATAAAATGTGCATCATCAATTAAAATATTATGAGAATTAGTATCTAAATTTCCACCTAATTGTGGTGATGTATCGTCTACAACATCTCCACCTGTTTGAATTTCAATTATATTTGGATTTGTTGCGTCAGGATTAGCTGATGCAAAAATTATTTTAGTTGTTTTTGTTGTAGCAGAAAAAGTAAAACTATCACCAGATCCTGTAGCGTATTTAAATTGTACTGTATAAGCACCTGATGTTGAATTTTTTAAAATGTAAAAGTTTTGAACGTCGTTTGGAATTGTAACAATTTGATTACCTGAAATTGTACCTGTAAACTCAATCATTCGGTGTGCAAGTTCTGCACCTGTGTTACCATCTGTGACTGCTAAAGCAGTTGTTTGTGCACCACCAGCTATAGATTTTTGTACAAATCCACCAGATATCTGTTCAATAATATCTAAGTTGGTATTAGTCTTTGTTCCCCATGTACCGGCATTTTCGCCAGTAGCCATTTTTTCTATACCCAAAGGTGTAAATGTTGATGCCATATTAAGCTGCTTCTCCTGTTACATCGTTATAGCTTGTATTTGAGCCCGTTGCAACATCTGAATACGAAGTATTAGAACCCGTTGAAACATCACTATATGACGTGTTACTTCCCGTGTCAATATCTGCGTAAGCTTTAATAAATGGTGTTCCTACGCTTGCCGTAGCTGATTGACCTGTTAATCCCACTACTTGATCTTTTGGATCTATTGAACCAACAGCACCAGAGAAAGATACACCAGTTAAGCCCATAACTTGATCTGCTGGATCTATCGCTCCTACAGCAGCGGTAGCAGCTTGACCTGTTAATGTAATAGCTACAGAACCTGTTCCTAATATTGTACCTAAGCTAAACTCTGCTTGTACTCCTGTTAAAGTTACATCTTCGTTTGGTACAACAACCGATCCCTGTTGAGATGTAATTGAAAAACCTGTAGGGAAAATAGAAGTTCCAACAAAAGCGATTGAAGCTCCTAATGTAGATGTTATTGATAATCCTGTTAATGACACATCTTCGTTTGGTGCAACAGCTGTTCCTAAACTTGCAGTAGCTTCTTGCCCTGTTAGACCCACGAATTGATCTGCGGGATCTATTACACCAATTGCAGAAGTTATTGATTGCCCTGAGATAGTTGGTGTAACGGAAATATCAGGTGTTGCTGTTCCTTGAGATGATGTAATCGAGAGGCCAGTGACTGATACTGATTTAGGTATAACTGGTGATATAGAACCAACTGATCCTGTAAAAGAATTTCCTGATAATGTAATATCAGCAGTTCCTGTTAGTGTTAAAGAACCAACACTAAAAGTTGCGGATAATCCTGTTAAGGTAACTGTCTCGTCAGCGAGTTGTCCCCAACCACTGTCACCCCATGCTTTTGCACCCCAACCGGTTGCAAGTAAAGCATCTTCATTCCAATATGCTTGTCCCCAGGTGAATCGACCCCATCCTGATTGAACCGACATCTTGGTCCTCCTATGCTAGTCTAATGATAGCGTTTGATGCGTCTGCTGCAGGGAACTGAATTGTAAAAGTTCCGTTAGTCGCTGTCTTGTCTGAACCGAATGCAATTATTGCAACAGAGTCAGTAGTACTAGAACCACCGTTTGTTGTTGTGTTGTATATCATTGCACCGTTTGCTGTGAAAGAAGCTGATGAAAAAGAAACATCAGAAAAATCTGTAAACGCCGTTGTTGAAGATAATGATACACCAGAGTTTGTTAAAGTTGCACCACCTGCAGAGTATGCAGATCCAGATGTATTTGTAATTTCTTCGGAAGTTGAATAGTCTGTTGTAGCTGCTCCTAAACTTGCACCACTATCAAAAAGTGCAATCTTAAAAGTGTGTCCACCAGATGATTCAAAACTGTGTTTACCTTGTAAAAGTTCTTGTTTAAAACTTGAACATATTGCCGATGTTATTGCCATATCTTATCTCCTAAGGGTTCGTTGATGGTATTGTTAATCTAACAGCGCCGTCGGTATAGTCGTCTCGTCTTCTTCTGCCGATTTGTTCAACACCTAACTTATCTACTTCTTGTTTATACTTTTGCTCGTATAATGTCAACATATCTGCCGGGCCTTTTAAGAAGGCATAAGTCTCTGCCAAACAGCAATATAATAAGCCATTTGGGAAGTTTAGACTAATATAATTAGTGGTGTTATCCGAGGCCAGAGTAGCTGGCATTTTATTGTAATGCACTCTAAATTTGTAGGTATTATCTGGTGTTGGAGATAAATATATACGCCCAGAATTAGTGTCACCATCTCCAGTAGCTGCACCAAACATAGCATAGTATTTTGGCTTACCTCTTTTTGAAGATTCTGTTGATGGAACATATTCTTGTAAATAAGTAACGTCTTTTTTCTCTAGATAAGTATTTGCTCCTGTTGTAGCACTTGTAGAATCATACACCTGTATACCTCTTATAAATAAAGCTCCTCCTGGAGCATTTATAGTTTCTTGACCTGTAACTAAATTTCCTGATTGTTGTTTTCTATCAGCATCAATAGGAACATCTCTCATTATTCTATATTGTGCATTTAAAATAATATTTTCTAAAATATCAGTTGTTAAAACATTAGAATCAACTTCTGTATAGTTTCTAATCTGTGTAACTAAAGTGGTGTAACTAATTCCTGCCATTATGGTGTTAATGTTACCGGCCCTGCCGTTACTAACATTCCTCCTGATTTTTCTGTTATATTAGGAGTTGATCCTAACACAAAAGTATAATTATTTGTACCTGTTACTGTTATACTAAATCCTGTAGCACTTTCAAATGCTGTAAATACCACGCCTCCAGGTGATCCATCTACGTTTCTAAATACGACAGTATCAGAACTAGACCTTCCATGACTAGGCTCAGTCACTGTAATTGTAGTGCTGCCCGACGTAATATTAAACGGATTACCAGGTAATAAACGATCTGTAGCTGGTTCTGTTCTAGCTGGTTTTGCCATTGGTAAACCTTGTGGATCAGCTCCATGCGCTTTTGGCTCTAATTGTGGTTGCTTTGGTTCAAACTCAGAAATATGTACTTTAGAACCATTCCATTCTGTTACCATTTCTTTGTATGGAAATTCCATTCCTGATCTATCAGATATAAATTTAGCGAATTTACCTTTTGCAAAATTAGACATTTGGATAATAAGTTTTCGGGGTTATATATGAACTTGAAGAAGAACCATCTTCGGCTAATGCTCTTTGTAATTCATCTTCATATAATAGTTTCATTTGTTGAGTTAATTCTGGTTTAAATTTTTGTGATAAATAATAAGCTAAACCTGATGCCATACATGGTACAAATCTATATGGAACATCTGTTGCGTTAGTGTAATCGCCAACATCTTGTATTCTTTTTACATAATAATAATTAATTGTATTACCAGCTTCTGATGAACCTGGTGTCAAATACAAAGTGATTGTAACTTTGTCTATAAATCTTTGTACAAAATATTGTGAAGGTGTGCCTGTTGATGTTTTATTTGATAAAGCTTGATATGTAGATCTGTTGATTTTTGTAAGAGGCGAATCAACACTTGAAGAATTTCTGTAAACAGCTTCTAACACATCGTCAACACCATACACAGCTGTGGTGCTAGAAGTGCCATCACCTGTTGATCTAAACATCGTATACTCTGCTTGGTCTGCAACTAGTGTGATAGAATTATTAGCTACTTCCCAATAGTGAAGTCCTCTATTACCCCACTCTTGAAACATAATATTAAGAGATCGTCTTGCTTGTTTTAACTGATTACCAGAAACACCTTGCAAACCAATTCTTTCATATGATTCTTCTATGATTTCATCAATTGCAAATGTTTTGTCGAACGTTGTCGTTCCCGAAGTAGTATTAGCCATTTAGTCTCCTTACTTGTCCAATATAATTGTTGCAGTAGCATTTGAAATTGCTGATATGGTCATACCACCTTCAAACAAAATACCATCCTCTGCTAAATTATATGAAAACACGTCTCCAGCTGGAACATCTACTTGAAATTGTGTAACAGAATTACCGTCTTGTAA